TACTGCGAAGATGGTGCTGGGTTTGTCGGCTATGCCGAAGGCGACCAAGAAGCATTCAGCGACATGTCGTTTGAGACATTCACAGAGACACACCCACAAGACTACATCCCCGAAGATGTGCTTGATGAGTGGCCTCACCTCGTGTCTGACTGGGAGGAGTGGCAACAAGAACGTGACCAAGAAGAACTACAGGAGTTGGCAAATGCCTGAACACATGGAAGAAAAGCTACGGGACTGGCTAAGTGCTTGCCCGTATGCTGAATACACAGACGTGAACTACGTTGAGGAAGATAGCAGGGTTTACATTATGAACGTAAGCCTTGCCATAGTAAAGGAATCAGAAGATGCCTGATGGATTTACAGCAGAGTTTATGACACTACTTACCAAGTATTGTGGCGACCAATGGGACTTTAATTGGGACGACTACGATGATGGCAAGAAATACCTACGACTAACAATGAAATTCAAACAACGCTACACAGAGGATTACGAATGATGCGAGCTATATTGATTGACCCGTTCACCCAAACGATTGAAGAAGTGGACTACTCAGGTGACTACAAGGACATCTATACCTTGATTGAATGTGACTTATTTACCACAGTGTATTGTCTTGAGGATACCCTGTTCGTTGATGACGAAGGGCTGTATGTAAAAGACCAGAGATATTTCAAGGTCGCTGGATATGCACAACCACTGGCAGGTCGTGGCTTACTGATAGGCACTGATGCTGATGGTGAAAACACAGACGCAAAGACAAGGCTAAATATACTTGAGAAAGTAATTCAATGGTGTCCCGAAGGTATGTCTGTTGAGCCACGCTTCGAAGCAATAGGGCTTGATGATACCTTTGAAGGCTTGACTGACAAAGAGATTGTTGATATACTATTAGGTGAAGAAAGAGTGATACACTAATGACTGACATACCTACAACAATATCGTATGTTGAAATCATAATCATGGTGGGGGTGTGGCTTAACACCTCCATCAACATCTATAACCTAATGAAAGCACGAGATGACAGAGGATAAAGAAAAAGAATACGAAGCACTACGCAAGTGGCTGTATGGCAATGAGTTGTCGCACCGCCAGACCATTGACTTCCTTGACAAGCGGCCAGAGTTTAAGGCATGGCTCAAGGAATACTTTATTAAAACATACATTGGAAGGAGCGAACATGGCTCGCTATGAAGTAACATTTGTGATTGACACAGACATGAAAGACGTAGGACAACAACCTTGGTGGCCTATCATTGGCGAAGACCCAATGCCTATTGATTGGCTTGAGTATATCATGGTGCGTGACCTGTCTGTAGATGAGTATGTCTTGGACGTTGAGTTCGAGGAGAACACAATCAACGTAATTGATATGACAGACGAAGCATTGTCACAAGAACCACAGAAAGTTAAACTAGAATTAGTAGTAGACAACGAGGAAAAAAATGAGCAATAAACACACACGAATGTTTAAGCCTTGGTATGAAGATAACATCCTAAGCATCTGGGAAACAAAGACAAATAGCCGTGGTCGAAAGGAACGACTGCGAGTAAAAACCAATCGTGCCACAGTGCATGACCGCCTTGGTAAGGAATGGGAGCGTGAGCAAATTTGGAATGATGGGTATTGATATGGATTTATTTGTAACACCAATCATGTGTCTCGCCTTGACAGTGTATCACGAAGCACGTAATCAAAGCACAGTCGGGCAGTATGCAGTGGCACAGGTAGTAATGAATCGTGTGGTTGATGACCGCTTCCCTAACGATGTGTGTGCCGTAGTAACACAGGGCATTCACTGGCAGAGCAAGCCAGCCCGTAATCGTTGTCAGTTTTCTTTCTACTGTGATGGGTTGTCTGATGAGCCTTACAATGCACCAGCATTCCAGAGGGCATACACAGTGGCAGAGGATGCACTTGATGGATACTCAACTGGACTACTTGATGGAGCAACACACTATCATGCAGACTATGTGATGCCAACGTGGGCATTGCACCACACACACATTGTTAAGATTGACCAACACATTTTTTATAGATGGGATTGATATGACCAAGAACCTATGGGAAAAAGATAAGCGGCAGTTGTTCAGAGAATTGTATCACCAATACCTTGACGAAGGCTACAACCAGAAGGAAGCCAAGAAGATGGCACGTGAAGAAGCAGACGAGATGTATACAGAGAACGTGACCTTTGCATTCAACATCTCTGAGCAGGAGTATGACGAGTGAAGCAGGTGTCAATGCGTAAGCTAAAGAAGATGCCTGAGTATCATGGCAGGTTGTTTGCCGAAAGCGATGACGCAAGTAACTGGCTTGACCGCATACGTTCTAAGATGGGCAGTGACTACGAGTATGGTAGTCGGTCATGGAAGGCTGAGGATAACACATACTTAACACTGGCATACCTACACAGGAGTGAGTGACATGACAGATGACGAGAAGAAAGAACGAGATGAACGCCGCAGGAAACAAACACTGAGGCGAACAAAGGAATGGTATGAAAAGAAACGCTTGACATTAGGCAGAGCATGGAGTAGGTTTCATCCAATGGAGTTGACACGAAAGGACAATGACCATGAGTAAACAAACAAAGAAGCAGAAGATGCGTAGCATCAGACGCAGAGCAATCACAGTTCAGAACAAGGCTACGTCTAAGAAGACTATGGCCGAAGCAATCAAAGAGGTTTCACATGTATCAAATGATGTATAGGTCTACGGGATGTTCACCTGCCCGTATGGAAAAGGTAAGAGACAAGGAAGAGTTCCTTCGCTTTCGTGCCTTGCTTGCAGAGAGTATGAATTTCCAAACCGAAATGGTAAATGGCAAGCTCTTTATCTACGATAAGGGCAAAGAGTTCGGGGTATATTATGCCGATGACAAATGATTCTAAAGTTACAAGCAGGGGTGAGTGCGGTTCTTGCGGCTCATCCGATGGCAACATCCACTACGATGACGGCCATGCCTACTGCTTTGTCTGCGAGAAGTTTACACCACCACCTAATCAAGAAGGATACACGTCAATGCAAAACACAGTTGCAACCATACCTACACCACAGAATATACAGACAGCACGCCTGTCTCAAGGACAGTTTGGTGCTATCCCTGACCGCAACATCAGCCTTGAAGCGGCTCGTGCATATGGTATCACACAGACAGAAGGCAAGCACATCTATCCATACTACGACATGAACGGCACACACGTTGCCAACAAGGTTCGGCATGTAGCTAACAAAGAGTTCCACGCAGAGGGAGCAATGACACAAGGCACACTGTTCGGACAGCAGTTGTTCGGTCAGTCTGGTAAGTTCATTACTGTCTGCGAGGGTGAGCTTGATGCTGTGTCTGCCTATCAGATGATGGGTAGCAAGTGGCCTGTCGTATCAGTTCGCAACGGCGCACAGTCAGCAGTCAAAGATTGCAAGGCTCAGCTTGAGTGGCTCAACAAGTTCGACAACATCGTGCTATGCTTTGACAACGACGAGCATGGCAAGGCGGCGGCGGCACAGGTTGCACAGTTGTTCGAGCCTAACAAGTGCAAGGTGATGAAGCTACGTGGCAAGGATGCTAACGAGTATCTCAAGCACGGCAGGGCAGAGGACTTCATCCGATTGTTCTGGGATGCACAGCCATTCACACCAGCAGGTATCGTCAACCTCAAGAACTTCGATGGCCTGTATGACAACGAGGACAAGGAGTCTGTGCCTTACCCATACCAAGGCTTGAACGAGATGCTCTATGGTATGCGAACAGGTGAGCTTATTACATTCACTGCTGGCACAGGTGCTGGTAAGTCAAGCATCATGCGAGAGCTTGAGCATCACCTACTCAACAACACCGAACACAACATCGGCATCATCAGCCTTGAAGAAAGTGTCAAGCAGACTATCTTCCACCTCATGTCTGTTGAAGCAAGCAAGCGTCTATACATCCAGGAGGTGCGTGACACTGTATCACCAGAGCAACTCAAGCTATACGAGGAAGCCACTGTAGGCACAGGTCGTGTGTTTGCATTCGACCACTTCGGTTCCATTGAGACTGACGACATCCTTGCCAAGATTCGCTACATGATTAAGGCTCTTGACTGCAAGTATATTATCCTCGACCACTTATCCATCTTGGTGTCTGGTCTTGAGGGTGATGACGAGCGCCGCAACATCGACAAGATGATGACCAAGCTACGCTCACTTGTTGAAGAGACGCAGTGTTGTGTCCTTCTTGTGTCCCACTTACGCCGTGCATCTGGTGACAAGGGACAGGAGCAAGGCACACAGATTAGTCTGTCTATGCTACGTGGCTCACACAGTATCGCACAGATTAGTGACGCTGTGATTGCAATGGAGCGTGACCAACAGGCAAGCGACCCTATCGTAGCCAACACGACAACAGTGCGTGTCCTTAAGAACCGCTATGCTGGTGAGACAGGCATTGGTGCATTCCTATTGTATGACCGTGACACTGGCCGCATGACAGAGATTGACGACCCTAACAGGGAAGACTTTGACACAGTAGAAACAGGAGATTATCTATGATACAAGAAGACCTGTTCCCCGAAACACTTGTTCAGGTGTATAGTAGCAACACCTGCTTTGACCTGTCTGAACCACCCATCGAAATGGAAAATCCAAGTAGCAAGTTCACACAGAACTTAGCTGATAGGATAGCCTTTCTAAAGGCACTGCCAAAGGGTAGGTATTATATCTTTGCTAACCATGGTGGTATGCCTTATATCTATGACAAAGAAAAGAATAGGAAGATGAGTCCCGACCACACACAACGTATGTATACTAGCATTAAGATAGAAAAGAAGTCTCAGTATTTTCATGTATTAGTTGCCATGTTCTTTCTTGAGAACGACGACCCACATGTTAAGATACAGGTAGACCACCTCAACATGTGTAGCACAGACTACAGAGTAGAGAACCTTGAGTGGGTGTCACAGTCAGAGAACATTAACAGAGCAAACCAAAGGAGAAATCGTGCAACAACTTAAACCAATCGTAGGTAGCGTAAACATTCCCTTCTCACGAGAGAGGTATGAACGCTCAGACAACAAGGCTAAGCAGTGGGTAGTCGATTACTTATCCACACAAGGACATACAATCTTAGATACAGATGAAGATTTTTCAGTTGACATTAAAAGCAAATTAGATTATACTAACTTCTTCAGTGAGGCAGAGATAAAGTATGGATGGAAAGGTGATTGGAATCCTAGCTGGAAAGAGATACGTATTCCATATCGTAAACATAAACTTATCAATGCAGTCGGTGACAAGGGGGTGTTACACTTCTACATCATACGACCAGACATGACTGCGGCATGGCGTATCAGTGGTGACACAGTGGCCAAGTCGGAAGTTAAAGAAGCACAGGGTGGTCGCATCCTACAGGGGGAACAGTTCTTCCACGTGCCTTATCAACAAGCGGAGTTAATTGAAGTATGAA